TCTATCCTCTGTACGATCCGCATAATATTGCTCATTGGCAAACACAGCATTACCGTGCTGAAAGATACGGAGTCCATCAGCATAGAACACTCTACCTAAGAAAGACCTGCACCCACACTGTACACCAATTGAGTCATACTCAGACCACGCGCTGTACTTCAACTTCGTGCTAAAGCTATAAACGAAAACTCTCCCATCAGGAGTGAACAAGAGCATGTCATGTGAGAGTGCATCGTATAGCATCCAACACTTTCGAAGCTGATCGCCATCAGTAACTAGTCCAATAGTCTTTCTGTATGGAGGCTCAATTCTCTCACTAAGTGTTTGGCTTTCTAGTGTTCCTGAGACACTGAGAAGATTACGACGAGCACTAGCCATGCCAGAAAGACCAGCAAAAAGCAAATCGTTTTCAACTGGCGCGATGCATCTGTGTCCAAGTAGACCAAACGTTGGCATAGTATCAGGAAAGAACGGAGTGTGGACACCCGCGGCATTGTACTGCCCTAGTCTGACGATGACCGTTTGATCTTGAAAGAAGACTAGAAGATTGGACCGAAACCCTGCAATCCCCCGAATGTCGAGCGCGCCTTGAGGTGCAAAGGCTCCAACGTCCACAGAGATTGAATCGTTAGGCGGTGGATCCCCAACGAATGTACCTGCTGTTCCGACAGAAGAGATGAATATGGTAGTTGGCGTAGCGGGAATACCGCCAATGCAATGGTAGTTGCTAACGACGCATCCATACTTACCGATTGGAACATTGACGTTACTCCCTGTAGCCAAGTCTTGTAGATATGTCACAACGAGCAAACGACTGATAGAGATAGGCTTGTCAACGCCATTGTGAATAATCAGCGTATTCTTAAATGGTACGAAGTCAATAGAGTTAAGTCCACCACTCCATCCAGCAGGCGTTCCAGGCAAAGCAGCCGCTATTGTAGCATTCCAGATAACAGTCTTTAGACCACTACCATCAACAGCTACAATCACACCAGTAGAGAGCACACAGATAAGGCTCTCTGCAAAGTAATCCATATCTACAATGGTGCCTGATCCCACATTAGATAGATCAGAGAACCAGCGTGAGCCATAACGAAGCTTCTGTGTAGCCCCAGGAGTCCGTCTCCAGTTACGCGCTGTAACGAGATAAGTGGACTCCATCTGCAAGTCAGTTTCGACAGCGTTCCAACCGCCACCGAAACCACGCAAAGTAATATTCTCAAGCTTATTAGCTTTAGGTGACCTGAAACCTTTTGGAAACACACTAACCATTGTGTGACTCACACACGCTCTTGCCAATAAGAAGGAATTACGCCACCTGTAGTAATCGGAATTGGATGCTTCGCGAGTGCTGCTTGAATGTCCTTGTACGTCATCTCCATCAGGTTTCTAACAACATCTGCTGCACCAGCATTTAGATCGTCACCAGAGAGAGTCATGTACGCTGTTGCATACACTAGTAGGTTCTTGTCGAGATAGAATACATCTGCGAAATCAAATTGAGTTGCAGGAGGTGTGAGCGGATACACTTTGGCAAGTACGTTCACATTTCCTGCGGACGTTGCTGGATAGAACAACAACTTACGCTTACGATAGTTTACATTAGTTGCGTTCAAGCTAGTCCAATAGATAGGACGTGTTCCAGTCACATTTAGTGTATTTGGATTGAAGCGTGCTGGTGCAATCGGTATTGGTCTTGTCTCACCAGCGACCATCACACATATGAAGTCTTCGAAGTCTTTGATAGTCTCAAAGGTATCCGTTGTCGGAATGCCTAAGGTGCCATCAATCGTTACAGTAAACCACTGCAAGTATTGACGCCACTCGCCCTTTCGAAACATCATATCGAACGCACGAATAGCGTCTTGCTTCATACGGTCGTCTTCGTATTGTTGCACTCCTGCGCCTGATACTTCGCCCACGACAGTGAGCGCGGCGTCAACGATCTCTCGAATAGTCGCGCTCACTGTTGATCTCCTTTAGAACGCAGCGTGACGAATGCCGTAAAGGCCACCATTGTTCGCGGCATTCACGGAGCCATCACCGTTCATTGAGATTTCGTACTGCAACACACCGTTTGGAGCAGTGAGTGGTGTGTACATCCCGCGAGGTTCACCAGTCAGTCCTGTTGCTGGATCAGTGAGTACAGGAGCAACTGAGGCTGTGTTCACCTGCGCAAAAGTAAGTTCCGTCGCACCTTCCTTGACCGCGAAAATCTTGCCTTTGTATGGGATTCCGAGAACAAGTCCAGTGCCGATAGTGAACGTGATCGCGTTGGACGCAGCCAAGATGAGCCTTGTCCCAATCACAGTCTTGAACGCTTTCAGTCCTGCGATAAGAGCCGAAGCAGCCGCAGCACCGGTGATGCGTTCAAACATTGGCTGACCGAGATAGTCATAGCCAATGATATCCGTCAGGTTGTTCGTGCCAGGAACACCAGATGGGGTATAGGTAAGTGAGCGCCCATACGTGCCATCGATTGTAATTGGCAAAGCAAGGTACGTGATGACGTTCAATGTACCCAGGTCGAACCTTGCAGGGGCTTGATGAATAGGTGCCGCACCATACTGAGCACCAGGCACGTACATATTCACGCCAACCTGGAAGAACTTTCTGTCTCGTAGCGACATTTGTTAATCTCCCTTCACTACACGGAAGGCTCAAGTTGCTCCGGCATGACAATAGGGCCTGTCTTTGCCGTAGCGAGCCTGATGACTTGCTTCTCAAGAGACTCCATTGCGCCTCTTCGAGCGTCTTCATTTTGACCAAAGAGCATCTGGCCAATTGCACTTTTAGGATCATTCAGCCCTTCGAGATTGATGATAGGAGGCTTCTGATCCAGACCGTAGCGGCGAAGGGATTCTTTGTCCTTAAGCCGAATACAGTGACCACGTGGGAAGTAGACCAAGTAACCAGCAGGCTCCTCGACCAACTTCGTATGCAGACCTTTATCTTTAGTCCACATAGTAACTTCACGCTTCACCGTACCGATAGTCTCGCTAAGGTCAACGACCACATACGCGAGCCTAGCACCTGTTGCGACTGGTTGCTGCATGACAGCGTTCCTTTCTGTGTGACTCACACATCAATTGGTAAGGAATGCGTGAGTACGATACTGCCGCCATGTGCAAAGCTGACCTTCCCACACAACGCGACGACCAATCGCATCCGTATCCCAGGGCGCGACCAGTTGCTTGATCTTCATGTTGACGCCACGAAGGACGTGCAACGTGAGATACTCTTCATTGATGAAGTACGCGACGTTCGGTGAAAGCTTCTCATCAAATAGAAGAGGAATGCCGTTGTGCGTAGTGCCAACGATACCGAGGTTGATGAGCTTCTTTCCTGTGCCAGTCTCACCAAGCTGGATGACAGTCTTGTCGCGAGCAGCCGCTTTGTGCATACGATAGATGTTACGGCCTGCGAAGATGACTGTAGGCTTAGGACTGGTCTGACCATCACTCGATCGATTGAGATCGAGTTCTACAATGTCGTCGAACGCTTCTTCGATATTCTCGGGGGTGAGAGTGCCCGCGAAGTTGTAGGACGATGAGCGCCACTGTGCCTCGGAAGCCATAGAAATCCCGCCCACGGTGCCCGTGGTAGGATCGGCGGGGATGAGGTTTCCGAGTCCGTTAGGATCAGTTCCAGTTCCGACTGCCGTATGATAGGCAGCAAACTGACGACTGATACTTTCGTCAAGGGCCATGATCTTGCCCTTGAGGATTTTGAAGATAACTGCACGACCTTGGTTTTCGTCATCCTCTTGATCCGAGATAATCAATGAACCGACAACACGACTCATATTGTATGAGACAGTTGTAAACTCATTGGTCTGGTTGACGGGAACCTGATCGTAGTATTGCATCGAAGTCACGTTTGGATTGAGTCCGACGATCAACGGATTGCTGATCTGCGGGCCTCCGTCTTCCACAACGACTCTCTTCTTTGCGTGGAGGTAGGCGCTGACAGTTCCAGAGATCGCCGAGGCCATGATAAGCTTCGCACGACTCCGCGTCAGCATTGCATTGACTACGGTGTCGAGAGTTGGCATTTTAGTCTCCAAATTCTGTGTGAATCACACAGGGTTTGATTTACCGCGTATATCCTGCTGCATCCATTGCTGCTTGAACAATGGTAGAGTAGGAATCAGTTACGGGTGCAATGTCGTCTCGCCCATTAGACGCGGGCATAGAACGACCTTGCGGGAGACTTCGCCGAGAGCCATTTCGGCCTCGCTGCGAGTTCTGAGTACGCCGCTGATCTTGCGGGTTCTTAGCAAAGTGGAGTTGTATTCTAGACCAGATTTCGCCCA